GAGTTCAGGGTGGCTGGCTTTCTTGCAAAGGACAGTCAGGCTTACAAAGATGTAGAGGATGGTACAGATGTTCACAGCTATACTGCCAGTGTTATCGGATGCACAAGACAAGAGGCGAAAGCACACACGTTCAAACCGTTGTATGGTGGTGTCACGGGCACAGATGATCAGCAACGTTATTACAGAGCGTTTAAGGATAAGTACAAGGGTGTTACTGAGTGGCATAAGGAACTGCAGAAAGAGGCTGTGCGTAAGAAAGAAATAACCTTGCCAAGCGGCAGACAGTATGCTTTCCCCTCTGCGCGTTGGACTGAGTGGGGCACGGCAACCAATAGGACTGCTATCTGTAACTATCCTGTGCAAGGATTTGCCACAGCAGACCTGTTACCTATGGCCCTCGTGCAACTTGATAAGATGATGCGTACAAGAAAAATGAAATCTGTAATTTGCAACACTGTGCATGATTCGATTGTGTTGGATGTGCATCCAGATGAAAAAGATGGTTGTATCAATCTGTTAGCTCACTGTATGCAAAACCTACCCGCACAGACTATGAACAGGTATGGTGTTGAATATGATATGCCTGTCGGAATTGAATTAAAAATAGGTAAAAATTGGCTTGACTTAGAAGAAGTAGATCTGTAAGATTGATACTGTAACCCTAGATAAGGAGAAGGACATGATAGGGACAGACGTAATGAACATGGACGATATGGACGCAATTGTTAACGCATTTAACAATGACGATATGGAAACATTTATGGAAGCAAGTGGACAGGGCGGCAACTCAAACCGTCAAGTTGGTTTGCCCCGTCTAAATATTAACTACGATGCGGAGACTGAAGATGGTCAAACCCTGCCTCGTGGTGCGTGGAAGATGTACCTTGATGGTAGGTTTATCTACGCTGAAGAAGTTAAAGTAAGATTTATACTGCGTACCTTTGAGTACAGCTTGTGGGATCAAGAGACTGGTACGTTCTCTTCCAAGTCTGTGCAGAAACCAACGTTGTCGGGTATGTTCCCATCAACTGATGGTATCAATAAGGCTGGTAGACTGACTCGTGAAGAGGAAGAGGCTTTATCGAAGGATGACCCTGCATACCTGAGATCACGTGCTGTTGTTTGTAATCAGGTTATCTTTGGTAAGATATCTGGTGATTTTAGAACAGCAGATGGCACAGAGGTCAAGGTAGAAGATCAGCCAGTTGTTGCATACTTCAAACGCTCTGGTTTTAAGCCCATAGGTGATTTCATCAGTAACTTGGCAAAACAGAAGAAACTGATGCAGAAATGTGTTATCTCCCTTAAAACACACCGCCACAAAAATGGCAGTGTAACATTCTGGACACCTATGCCAGCGTTGGTTGATGAGGTATCCATAACACAAGAAGATAAAGATTTGATGGCTATGTTTGCTGACACAGTGAAAGGCCACAATGAATCTGTAATGAACCAGTATCGTGAAGCTGTAAAGCTTATCGCTGACGATGACGACATTGATCTAGCAGCAGACTTCGACGATGCTAACGCTGCTTAAAATTCAAGATTACCTTTTGAGGGCAGGGCAGGGGGATGTAAAAGTCTCCCTGCCTAACCTTTCACAGTTTGCTGCTGATTGTGAAGAGTCTGCACACAAGCAACTTTCACGAGAGCGTGGTGAGTTTCGCATACGTATGTCAGGGCTGGGTCGTCCTCTTTGTCAACAGGTGCTAGAGAAACATGGCATCAAAGAGGAGATGGACTACAATGCTCTGTTCAGATTCTTCTTTGGTGATCTCACAGAAGCCGCTCTCATGCTCATCATGCGAGAGGCAGGGGTTGATATAGTTGACTTCCAAAAAGCTGTAGAACTTACGATAGATGGTGTGCTCGTAAAAGGGACACTTGACGTTATCATACGGGATGAGCTTGGTCAGGAGAAAGTCTGGGATGTCAAGTCTGCGAGTGATTGGGCATACAAATATAAGTTCACAGGTATGGGGGGCTATGACAAGCTCAAGGAAGATGATCCTTTTGGTTATGTCATGCAGGGATTCTTGTATGCTGAATCGGTTGGTTTACCTTTTGGTGGATGGATCGTTGTCAATAAGTCTGATGGTCAGGTGGCTATGGTTGAGGTTCCTGACTGGTCTGAAGATGACAAGGCAGAGTACCTTGAGGACGCAAAGAAGCGCGTTCGTTTCCTGTCTAACCCTGAAGTAAAACCATTCAAGCCATACAAACCTGAATCTGAAACCTACAAGAGAGATGGTGTAATCATAGACACGGGAAACAAACTGTTGCCTCGTGAATGCAATCTGTGTGGTTACAGATATCACTGCTGGCCTAATGCTATTTTACATGACCGCGTTACATCACGAGCAAAGAACCCACCACAAGTGTGGTATTCTACCTTAAAAAAGAAATCAATGTGATGCCCTATCTATTTACAAGAGAATATGATCTTGAGTTGATGAGCATGAATAAGGACATGTATCAGGTCTTTATTGAATCTAACTTGAATCATGGTGGGGAGAGGAGAGTAGTCTTACTTCGTCAGAGCGAAAAGGGACTGCCTCTTACCTTACTTAATAACTACACGGAATCTGGTGGGTTGAGTGTGGACACGGAGTCTCGTGACATCAGAAAGATAGAATCAGAGTTACAAATTATAAGCAGAACAGCACAGTCAGGAGCTATTGTATGCGTTCCGATACGCCCATTGACAAAAGAACTTACGAGTATAGAAAGACTGTCCCCGAAACTGGCAAGTTACGCAGCAAAAAGATTAGGTTCAATAGGGATAGCGTTTTGAAAAAGGCAGGATACAGATCACAGTTTGAGTTGAACTTAGCCCGTACTCTTACAGACAATGGCGTGGCATTTGAATATGAAACAATAAAGTTTCAATATATACCACAACCACGCAACTATACACCCGACTTCTACCTTACTGAAAGCGACATATACGTTGAGGCGAAGGGGCATCTTACAAAAGATGACAGGGTGAAGATGGTGCTTATAAAGAAACAACACCCTGAATTAGATATACGGTTTGTTTTTGTACGAGCACAGAATAAGATTTACAAGGGCAGTAAGACAACGTATGCTTCTTGGTGTGAACGACATGGCTTTCAGTGGGCTGAAGGCTCCATCCCAACAGATTGGTATAAGAAATGAGCGATACAGAAGAAATGGAAAAGAAGCTGGAATTAGTTTCCTTGTTACCTGACAGGTATTACATAATACTGCGTCAAACTTCAAATGAAGAGTTTACCTTGTCTGCTTACGACACAACAGGTAAAAAGTACGAAGATGAAGATGATTTCAATCCCGCTATGATAGTGCATGAGGGTGCCCTAGATCTGATACGTCAGAACACAGATGACGTGTATGATAACGGTGTTGCCACCATACAGTTTCGTTTAGCTGGAGAAGATATGCTTGAGGGTATAGAAGACCCAAAGATTAAAAAGCATGTGGAAGGTAATGTTGTAAGAGTAGATTTTGGAAAGAAACAATGAGCAGATACGAACAATACATGGTGCGTAGGCTAAGAGAAGAGGAGCAGGAACGTGCTGGCAAAGAAGCGTATGGTAATATAGATGTCGTCAATAGTCCGGCACACTACAATCAAACAGGTATCGAATGCATTGACGCAATCGCGGCGGCGACAGACGATGGATTTGAACACTACCTGCAAGGAAACATCATCAAATACCTCTGGCGTTACAGATACAAAAACGGTATCGAAGACCTCAAAAAAGCACAGTGGTACCTCAACAAACTGATCGAAACAAAGGGAGATAAAACATGAACAACATGTTACCAACACCATATCAACAATTCATTCACAAGTCACGGTATGCACGGTGGCTTGATGATGAACAGCGCAGAGAGAATTGGGATGAAACTGTAGACCGATATGTTGGTTTCATGCAAGATCAGGTGCTAATGAAGCACAACATAAAGCTGGATGATAAAACAGTAAATGAACTGCGTGATGGCATAATCAGCTTGGATGTAATGCCAAGTATGAGAGCCATGATGACAGCAGGTCCAGCTTTGTCACGAGACAACATCTGCGGTTACAACTGTAGTTATATACCTGTTGATAGTCC